CACTCCCGTTCTCGCCCGGCTGCGTGGGGATTGCATCAGAGTCCGGGAGAAGTTCCTTCGGAACATGGATCTTGGCCAGAGCCCGTTCCAGCCGGATCAATCCGTTATTCCGGATGAGGTTTCGTCTGCGATCGTGGACTCCCTTGGACAGATTGCCCAGAGTGTCGGGAACCTCCCCGCGCCATTGGTGAGGGAAGTCCTCTCCAAGAGTGCCGGGATCCGGAACCGGGTCCTCTCCGAGACCTCCAATCGGATCACTGAATCCAATTGGATCTCCGATCAGGCGGAGCGGTCTGACCTTCTTGACCCCATGATCCTCGCTTCCAAGATCTGGGGAGAAATCGTCCGCGAAATGGTTGATTGCGTAAAAGCTCTTGCAGACAGAGCACCACTTGGGGGACACTGATTCAGGTTTCTTCATGATCTCGATTCCAAACGAGGTATGACATGGCATTGTTCGAGGCCGCCGACCGGCTGGTTTTTAGTGTGAATCTCGGTGCGATCACGGCGGCGAGCACGACTCGCTATCTGCTCCGAGCGCATCGCGCGATGATCGTCAAGAACATCTGGCTCATCTGCCCTGGCAATGCGTCTGGGCACGACAGCTCGCACAAGCAGTCGTTTCAGGTGACCATGACCAACTCGGGCGGAACGGCCAACCTGCTCGGCACTGCATTCAACACCGACGTTGCTGTCAACACGGTCACGGCCGCGATCCCGAAGGACATCGGCGCCAACCAGAACCTCGCCCTGGCTGCTGGCGATTCGCTGTTGATTGCAAACACCAACACCGGCACCACGGGCACGTTTGCGTTTGCCACAATCCAGGTCGAGTGCGTCCCGGCCTGAGCAAGGAGACCCCATGACACTGACCCATCTGCGTGAGGGCAAGACGCCGGCCTGGGCGAACGTCAGCGTCAAGGGCGTTGACGAGAAGACCGGGGAATTCGAGGCGGTTGCGTCCAAGGAAATCGTCGATCGAGACGGAGAAATTGTCCGTGTTGGATCGTTCGAGAAGAGGCTCGCGACCTTCCTGAAGAACCCGGTTCTGCTGTTCAACCACAACTGGCACCTCCCGCCGATCGGCGAGGTGAAGAGCATTACGGTCAACGGGGACCAACTGGATTTCGTGGGAAAGTTCCGCCCGGTGGACGAGGTCAAGGAGCCGCTTCTCCAGGACGCGGTTAGCGCCGGCCGGACCGGCTACCTGCGGAGCTTCTCCATCGGCTTCCGGGCGTTCGAGATCAAGACCGGGAAGGACGACGCCGGCAACCGGCTCCCTCCCGAGATCACGGACGCGGAGATCTACGAGATTTCACTCGCCACAATTCCCGCGAACGTCGACGCGGTGATGAAGTCCGCGCGATTCCTGAAGCTGATTGATCCCGCTTCCCTGCCCCAGGACATGCTCCCGGTGCGGGAGATCGTGAAGACGCTCTACAGCGTTCCGGGCGACAGGGATTTCGTGGAGCGCGCCAAGGAAATCCTGGCGCGTGTCGAGCAGGAAAAGCGGTCTGGGATCCGCCCGGCGGGGGATCTTCTGAAGTCCGCGGACGCGCTTCGCCGGTTCGTGTGGGCGCTGGGCGAGCCAGAGCCGGACGCGAATGACGAGGCGGTCAACAAGGCTCTCGAAGAGCTGCTCGCGGTGATCTGAACAATCAACGACAGGAAACAGGACAACCAACAATGACAACCGAGAACCCACTGCTGGCCAAGGTCGGCGAGATCGCCGCGAAGGTCGATGACTTCAAGAAGAACGTCCCGACCAAGGCCGAGTTCGAGGAGAAGATCTCCGCCCTGACGAAGGACGTGGAGAAGCTCGCCAAGACCGCCGCGGAGCACATCAGCCGCGTCGGTGGCCAGGGCGACTACAGCTCTTCCGCCACGCGGAAGCTCGCGAAGCGCGGCGTGACCACGCTGTCGTCCACGAGCGACAAGGTCCAGTTCCGCGAGAGCCTTGCGCTTGGCTCGATCTACAAGACATCTGGCCCCGGTGGCCACATGATCTCCGAGAAGCGGATGGACGACGACGAGATCGATCTCCTGGATCTGTCGGACACCGTCAGGTTCCTGGACGCCATCGCGGACGCCAAGATGGGCCCGATCTGGCACCAGCAGAAGAGCCAGCTTGGCGAGCGCGAGGCGTTCCTCCGTCAGTTCCCCGTGACTGGCAAGAAGTGGGATGCTGTCGTGACCGACATGCGCAAGACCACTGGCCAGATCGACGCGACCACTGCCGGTCTCGGGTTGGAGTGGATCCCCACCGTCTGGGGCACATCCATGTTCGATCAGGTCCGCCTGGAGTGCCCGGAGATCAACTTCTTCCCGCACATCTTCCTTCCGGCGGCAAGTTGGAAGTGGCCGGGCAAGACCACCCCGATCAGCTACCTGAAGAAGTCGGAGGCTGGCAACGCGCAGCTTTCCAACCTGGGCACGACCTCGGTGACGTTCACCGCGCGCCTGGGCGCCTGCTACACCACGTACACCGACGAGGTGGACGAGGACAGCGTTCTGGCTCTGGTCCCGATCCTGCGCGCGGACATGATCCGCGGCACGCGTGAGGGGATGAGCCGCGCCATCATGAGCGGCTCGGTCGCTGCGACCCACTTCGACACCGACACCGCGGCCGGCAGTTCGGCCCTGCCGGAGAAGCTGTGCTACGGCCTGCGGTTCTACACCCTGGGCTCGACCGACTTCGTTCTCGACGCCAGTGGCGCGGATGCGAGCAGCGCAAAGATGCTCGCAGCGCTGGCGAAGATGGGCAAGTACGCTGCCGGCGCGAGCCTCAACGAGGTGGGCTGGTTCGTGAGCGCCAAGGACTGGATCCGGCTGCTCGCCGACTCCAGCCTCATCACCGTCCAGAATCGCGGCCCCTCGGCCACCATCCTGACCGGTCAGGTCGGCTCGATCGCGAGCGTTCCGGTGCTCATCAGCCACTCGGTTGACGCCCGGTGCAGCGCTGGCGTCCGCACGACCGGCGAGAACGGCGCCTCCGCGAACACTCTCGGCACGAGCACCCTGGTCAACCGTGGTGCGTGGTACATCGGAGACCGTCGCCAGAACACCCTGGAGACCTGGAAGAACATCACCACCGGCGTGACCCACGTCGTGCTGACCAACCGCTGGGACATCCAGCCGATCTACCAGCCGAGCGGCTATCCCACGTCGTTCGATCCGTCGACCGAGCCCCACACGATCTCGATCATCAACACGACGAAGTGATCCGTGTCCTACACGACTGGCAATATTGACCTCGGCTCCTGCACGACGAGCACCGCTCTCGGACTTGGCAATGCCACCTATACGGTGGCGGCGGCCAAGGCCGGGTTCAAGGTGGTCGTCGTGTCGGCGACCCTCACTGGGCTGACTTCCGATTTGAAGATCGGGAGCAGGACAGTGCTGTCCGGTGCATACCAAGCAACGGTGATGGGGCCAGTCAACGCGTCGTGGATCATTGGTGCCGACGGAGAAGCCATGACCTATGTGGTGTCCGGCACCAGCGCCCTGTGCGTGACTTGGTGCTACCTCCCGACCATCACGTTCAGTGGAACCGGCGTAGTGATCTCCTAACCGGAAACCAATGCTCTTCTCGGTCCAGGACTACAAGACTCGGTTCAGGATTCGCGGGACGGCGCAAGACGATCAGATCGACGTCTTGCGCCGGAGCATTTCCGCGATGTGCGAGGCGCACTGCAACCGGGAGTTCGAGTATTCCGGGAACGAGGAGACCGAGTATCTCGACGGGGATGGAACGCCGATCATCTCCGTGCGCAAGCCTCCGATCGCCGCGATCTCGGCGCTCTACATCGATCCGGGTCGGGCGTTCGGGACAGATTCCCTGGTCCCGGCTGCGAACTACGAGATCCTTGCCGGCGGTCGCAAGTCCGACCAGGGCCTGATTCGGCTGCTCGACGCACCTCAATGGATGCCGACGAGCGGATCAACGTGGGAGGGCTACTTCCCCGATGTTCCCAGGTCGGTCAAGGTGGTCTATTCGGGCGGGTTCACGTCCATCCCGCTCGACTTGAAAGAGGCGGCCATGCGGTGGGCATTCTCCCTTTCCGGTCGGGAGCCCGGTGTCACCAGCCTGACGATCGGCTCCTATTCTGTGAGCTACGCCCAGGGGTCGAAGGACTCGGCTGTCCCTCCGGACATTCGGGCGATGCTAAGTCCCTATGTGAGGATTGGTTCGCGGCGTAGAATCTAGCCGTGATCCAGTCCCTCCTAGTTCACAGCGCCACGATCCGGCGGCCGTCCCACGACAAGGCCAGCCAACGGAAGGTGATGTCGGAGGTTGTGGTCGCGACTGGAGTCTCCTGCCGCATGGAAGCTGCTGGGGACTCTGCGATCGCGACCATGCTCGGGATCGGCGTGGACGAGGCATGGCGAGCCTTCTTTGCCTCTGATGCGGACCTCAAGATTGGCGATCTGGTGGAGATGGAATCCGGGCCGGCGGTCACGGCGACGATCCTTGGGATTGAGCCGCGCTGGGGAGCCGGAGAGGTCCAGAATCATTTCGAGGTCATGCTCAAGACGAGGGATGCGTAATGCCCTTCGAGGTAACGATCGAGATTCAGAATGAGCAGCAGTGGAAAGACGCGATGCGCTCCGCTGCTGCCGGGCTCGACTTCGCGCTGGCTAAAGACCAGTTCCTGGGGGCGGCCGGGGCCTTCATGCAACAGCAGATTGTGGCGAGAACTCCCGCCGCATACGGGACGCTGAGAAGCGCGATCGGATTTGAGGTGGTGGGAGACGAGGTCAAGGTTGGAGTCCTCAGGAATATCAGCGGGCCGTCAAGCCGCCTTCCAGCCCCCGAGTATGCCCGGTTCGTAGAGGAAGGCAGGGCGCCGGGGAATGCTCCGCCGCCCGGGGTCCTGCGTCCGTGGATGGACAAGGTCGGGTTCCCAGGCTCCGAATACGCTTTGGCCCGCAGCATCGCGAGGAAGGGCACGCGCCCACACCCGTTCCTGGTTCCCGCCCTGGTGGACAACGAAGGGCGCATCCTTGAGATGAGCAAGCGCTACTACCAAGCTGCGCTCGACCGGATCGCTGGGCGCACTGGAAGCCGTGGGTTCTTCGGCAGGGTCGGGGCCTTTTTGAAGGGGCTGTTCTCATGACAACGGTCAACCCGGAGGGGATCACCGATGCCGTGATTCAGCTTCTCAAGGATGCGACATGGACCGAGACCCCGACGATCATCGATATCGGGGACTACTCCTATTATCCAGAGAACCCGATCATCACCGACGACCTGCCGGCGATTTTCGTCAGGCCGATCGAGATGGAAACGGACAATTCGCTCGATCTGGCTGGAGAAGAGATTCGCCAGGAAATGGTGCTGCGAATCGTGTTCGTCGATAGCTGGGACGAAACCGAGGACAACGTGGAGCGATTGAAGCTCCAGCGCGGATCCGAGATGCTCCAGGCGTTCATCCGACTGTCTGGAGACGACTATCGATTGGACGATTCCGTTTCTGGCGTTACGATCGAGAGTACAACACTCGGAAAGCTAGAGTTTGTTCCACCGGAGCACGCCTCTCTTTCCCACACAGAACCAGTTCAGAACCGAAGGCTGTATGCGATCGCGCTGAACCTGTCGGTCCTTGGCAGAGCAACGAGGTAGGTGATTCATGGCGAGATTTGGTCAGGGCGCATTCATGGGGCTCGGAGTGGTCAACTATGGGACCACTGGGACCGCCGCCAACATCGACTTTCTTCTGCGCGCGATGGAGGGTTCCGACTCCATCGAATACAAGCGCAACCGGATCGACCCTCGCGACCTGTCGGACTACGACGAATTGATCGATCAGGTCCAGCCGGGCGAGGAAATGGTGGATGGGTCGACGAAGGACAAGTGCACCTTTGCGGGGATGCAGGACATCATGCGGATGGTGACCGGAAGCTCCCCGACCGGGAGCGGGTCCAGTCCGACCACCTACAGCTTCACGAGCAGCTACGCCCCGCTTGCATTCAGCAACCCGTCCCACTACGCGGCCGGGACGACCGGGCGAGCGTTCACGATCGAGTTGTACCGCGGCGCGATCAAGCGCAAGACGGAGGATCAGGCGGCCACCGGCGCGCTGACCATCGCGAACCCCGCTGCCTGGACCATCGCCAGGGCCACAAGCACGTGGGACACCGATGTCTACCAGCGTGGAACCATCGTCACGATCTCGGGGGCTCCGTCCGGGACTCTTGGCCTGGATGCTCTTGGAACCTACGTGGTTGAGTCCGTTTCCGGCGCTACTCTTACCCTGGCGACCACTGGCGCCGGATGGCACCACGACTCAGCATTCCCCGCGACGGGCACAGTAACGACATCTTTCACCGTGTCGGCAACCTATCAGGAGTCGACCTTCTACCAGGATTGCGAGATCAAGAAGCTGGGTCTGGACTGGAAGCGGAACGACTGGGTCGAGCGATCTCTCGACTGGATGGGAACCACGTTCCAGCGAGGCCCAAGCAGTCACTCCTACCGTCAGGCTTGCACGCGAGGCGCTGGGGACCTCTACTCGGGAGGTGGTGGCGTGGCGGTGACAACGACCACCATCACCAGAACGGACCTTGGCGGGAACTGGTTTGCCGATGGATACGTCGTTGGCGGGACAATCACCGTCCACAGGTCCGACACTGCGGCTGACGTTGGGGTCGTTGGTACGATCAGCGCCCTTTCCGACACCATCATTACGCTCTCTTCCGCCGTCCTGACCGCCGATGCGAGCAACTCGACGCTCCGAATCTCTGGAAATTCCCTCACGGGCGCCGCGGAGATCTACGGCGCCGGGTCGGGCGCCGGCAGCGGATACCGGCTGTATCTCGCCGACTACGTGACGAGCAACCCGGGCATGGGGGGAACCAAGTTCCTCAACCTCGGCGGGACCACGAACGCGCACATCTGTCGCGAGGCCACGCTCTCTATCGAGGACCCGCTGGTGGAGCGCTACGACATTGGCCAATCCACATCTGAGCAGCCGCTGCCAGACAAGAAGCGCACGGTGACCCTGGATGTGACCATCGAGACCAACGACGAGAGTTTCCTGGAG